ACCACCGGCGCGGAAAGGGCCCCCTTCCACGCCGCCACCCGGGACGCGCTCCGGGCCGCCGCCCAAGCTGAGGCCGCCGCCGACCGGGCCGACCGGGCCGCCCGCGAAGCCGCCGAAGCCGAAGCCGCCTTGGTCGCCGCCACCAACGCCGCCCGGCTGTACCGGGCCGCCGCCGAGCAGGCTGCGCTCCACGCCGCGGTCGCGGCCGACACCGCCGAGCTCCTGGCCGACGAGATCCCGGCCGACATGGGGTCGGACGAAGAGGACGCCGACCTTTTGGAAGCCGCCATGCAGGCACACGGCCGGGCCTACGTCGCCGCCGACAAGGCCCGCAAAGCCGCGGCCGCCGCCTGCCAGGTCAAGCACTGAACCCGAGCACACACAGGAGGAGACCGCCATGAAGGACCAGACCTTTGGTATCGAGATCGAGATGAACGGCATCACCCGGGCGAAGGCCGCGGAGGTCATCGCCGCACACTTTGACATCCAGCCCACCCACGTGGGCGGCTCCTACGACACCTGGGCGGTGTACGACCCGGAAGGCCGGCCTTGGAAGCTGGTCTCGGACGCCAGCATCGCCGGCCCGTACGAGGAGCGCACCGAGCTGGTCAGCCCGATCTGCCGGTGGGCGGACATCGCGACGGTCCAGGAACTGGTGCGCAAACTCCGCCGAGCCGGCGCCAAGGCACACGAAAGCTGCGGGATTCACGTGCACATCGGGCTGGGCAGCCACACCCCGAAAACGCTCCGAAATCTGGTGAACATTGTCAACGCCAAGGAGGACCTGCTGACCCAGGCGCTGCAGATCTCACCGGAGCGCCGCACACGCTGGTGCCAGCCGGTGGACGCGTACTTTCTCGCCCGGCTGAACCGGCTCAAGCCGAAAACCCTTCCGGAGTTCGCCCGGGTGTGGTACGACGACCGGAACTGGGAACGCCATGCCCATGAGCATTACGACCCCAGCCGGTACCACCTTTTGAACCTCCACTCGGTGTTCCAGAAAGGTACCATCGAGTTCCGAGCCTTCAACAGCACACTCCACGCGGGCGAAATCAAGTCCTTCATTCAACTGAGCATGGCGATTTCCCACCAAGCTTTGGAATCAAGTTCGGCCTCGCCACGCCGCCCGGAGACGGACAACCCCAAGTACACCTTCCGGTGCTGGCTGCTCCGGCTGGGGTTCATCGGCGACGAGTTCGCGACCGCCCGCGAGCACCTGCTCAAGCACCTGCCCGGCAACGCCGCTTGGCGCCAGGCGAGCTGACAGCCGGTTTCAAATCAAGCGCATCCGCCTGACGAGGCCCGGTGGCTCCGGGCCGAAACGCGAAACGCGTCGCGGGATAGCCGCACAGCTATGAAATCATATTGAGGAGGAACACCATGAATTTCTTTGAACAGCAGCTCCGAGCGCTCACCGGCAGGAACACGGCTTTCAAATCAACCAGCCCAGTCTACGTCGGCCGCGCAGCTTTCCTGACGCTGGACGAGCACATCCGGGCACGCATCGAGTTCGTCACCACCGGCACAGCAGACAAGTACGAGGCCCTGCAGGTCACCATCCTCAACCGCACCGAGGGCAAGGTCGACACACTCCTGCTTCGAAATCAAGACCACTTCGCCTCCATTCGCACGCCCGGCGGCGACTTGAAGACCCCACACATCTGGATGTATCAGGGTAAGCCGGACTGGTACGGGCGGCCGACCGATTCGGACTTGAAAGCCCTATCCAAGGCCGCGCACGACTACATCGCGCTTTTCGCGCCGACCGGCTTTTGAATCAAGCCCGCCTGACGATGGGCCGCTGGCTTCGGCCCGAAACCGGCACATCGCCGGTCGCAGGAAGCCACCGGCGGTGCCGGTTCCCAAGGCTCCCAAATCAAAAGGAGGACCACACAGATGTACGAGCGCGAAAATGAACAGGACTTCGAAGAGGTGTTGCAGGACGGCCTCCGGGAACTGATCGCCCAAGACGACGACTACCGCACAGCGGAGGACCTGTGCTGGGAGAACCTTCGGGTTCAGACCTATTCCGAAGACGGCGTGATGACGAACGACAAAGGTCTGGTCATCAGCCTGCCCAACGGCCGCGAATACCAACTGACCATAATCCGGAGCCGCTGACACCCCGCTTTGAAATCAAGAGGAGGTACACCATGAAGCGCATCTTTGACAAGACCACCTGCTGGAACATCTTTGACCACGCCAAGGACCCCGAGTGTTACTGGGCGCTACAGCACGCCGGGTTGCACGACGCCGCTCGCACAGCCGCCATCTACCTGACGCTCCGGCACCCGCTCCGGATGATCCCGGTGATCATCGCCTGCGCTCGCTCCTGAATCAACCCTGACTCCCAAAGTAAAACACGGAGGTTTCACATGAACTACATCGCTTACGGCTCCAACATGGTCCAGGAACAGATAGCGTACCGCTGCCCGGACGCCCGGCTCATCGGCATGGGGTATCTGCCCGGCGCACAGTTGGAGTTCTTCCTTCACGCCACCGTAGAGCGCTCTCAAATCAAGGCCGGCCGGAATCCGGTCCCCACCCGTGTGCCGGTCGCCGTCTGGGAGATCAGCGAGGCCGACGAACAGCGGCTCGACCGCTACGAGGGCTACCCCAGCTACTACATCAAGGCGGAGCGCACCGTGTGTATGACGGATGGCTCTGAAATCAAGGGCATGATCTACCTGATGAACCACAAGCGCGTCGCGCCGCCGACCCGGGATTACTACGAGGGCATCCGGCGGGCGTACCTGGCGCTCGGGTTCCGCTCTGAAATCGAGAAGGTCTTGAAGCCCGCGCTGCTGCGCAGCCTGGGGCGCAAGACCTGATGCTTCCGATCGCGTTGGCCACAGCAAAAGCCGCTCTCAAATCTGAGGGCGGCTTGTATCGTGAAGGACTATGATATCTCGGTGGGCGATCGTCAGTGTTGGATCAGGCCGTGGGCGATCTCGATCTCGTCGCCCGTCTTTCGGAACCGCAGCAGCAGCTGGCCCTCGCACACGTTGTAGACCGCCTGGAAGGGCTGCAGCCACAGGTGCGTCAGCCCCGGGCAGTGCCGGTACGCCTCTGCACGGTATGCTTCGAAATCTTCTTTGCCTTGTGCCCCGAGCCACTGTTCATACAGATCCATCAGGTAGGGAACCTGCTCCTTCTGGAGCCGCGCCCACACGAGTTCAGCCGGCAGCGCTTTGAAATTGGAGATGGGCCGGCAGTCTTGGAAGAGGGCCCACTGGTTAAGTGGCAGCGGATTTTGCATCAGATCCAGCATCGCCTCTGCGGTACCGCAATCGTCGCAGACGTAGACATCCGCGTGACGGCTGAGCGCATTACGCGTCACATGGGTGTTCATCACGCCGCTCCCGCACCGTGGACAGGGTAGGCACTCCCCAGCCAGCTGCCGGGCTTTAAAATCAAGCAGCTGTTCCTTCACATCCTTCATTCAGCGATCTCCTCCCCGACAGTGGTGTGGGCTTCTCTGCGCAGGGCGGCGTACTTTTCCTTGTGCTTTGTCGCGGCAGCGTCGTTTGGAAACGCCGTATGGCCCTTCAATCCGCCCAGCAGGATGCGGCGCTCTTCTTTGAAATCAGCGCCGCCCATGCCCAGCCGCAGGAGCCATGACCGCGCGAAGTACTTCTCGTTCTCAGGTTCTTGGACCTGTGCGGTGATGCGGGTCGCTGACTGCGCAGCTTTGATAATCTTGTCCGTCAATAGGCCGTAGGTCGTCCAGCGTATCGGCTGTTCCGCGTGGAATGGGTAGCGTAGCGTGACGTTGTCGTCGGAATAGCCGAAGCCGTCCAACTCGCCGCGGGCTTTGAAATCAGTTAGCCGCTGCTGGAACACGACCATGTCTTCCGGCATGTGTTCCTTCAGGCTGTCAATCAGGTTCTCCGATATGAAAAGGTTCCCGGTTTCCGTCATGCGGTTGATTAGGTATTGCTTGCTGTACAGCATGTGGATCAGGTTTAAAAGGCTCCCCACCATCATGCCAGGGGCGGGCTCGCTGATTTCCATGTTGTCAATGTCGTCGGCGCGTTCGGTGGCGGCTTCTGAATCAGCTTCCGGCGCAGGCCGCTCAATCTCCGGTTCCTCCGCCGCCCAGCCGTGATTTTGAAAGAATGGCAGTAGCGTGGTCCAGGCTTTTAAATCGTCGGTGACGATCGCCGCGTCCTTTTCCACCTTGACCGGGCCGATGCTGTAGGTGCAGCGCGGTACGCCGTCGTAGTGCGGTTCCAGGTGTAGCCATTCGCCGATGGCCTGGGCGAGCAGTTTACGCTGAGTGATAAGGCCGGTTTCAACTCTCATGGGATTGCCTCCTTCGCTTTGGTAGTGACATATACGCTCAATAAGCGATGGAAGTCAAGCAAATTATGAGAAACCATAAGAAAGGAGCGGGATTTCTCCCGCCCCGATGGTTCTGACAAGTATACTATACTCCGCGATTCAAGGTGGCGAAAGTGTCTTTTAGTGGCATTTTACGCTTTCTCGAAATTCTTTTTCTTCATCAGCTCTTCTGCCGCCGCCAGCGCCTCGTTGTTCAGGCGGAGCAAGTATCGCTGGTTGTACTCAAGCTCCTCGCTGATGTAGTCCCAAGAGTGGCAGCATAGGTAGCGTTGTTCCAGAATCAACTGGTACAGTGGCTTTTCGATTTCGCTGATGATGCGCATCTGCTCCAACTTCAGGTTGACAAGCCGGTCAATGTCCGCGTCAACTTCCTTCTGTAGATCGACCATTCTGCAGATGGCCTCTTCCATCTGGTGAACGTCGCGGGATTCACAGGGCGGCATATCGCTCACCGTCGCGGTTGCCTTGGACACAAGTTCCCGGATAGCGGCCAGATGATCCAGCTTGCTGTTGATGCGCTTGTTCAACGTCAGCGTCTGGCTGAAATATTCTTTCGTGGTCATTCCCTTGCCCCCGCTTCCAATCTCTGTAGGAGTTCCTGTCCGTCCAGGTCGCTCAGCACCCGAAACCAATCATTTTGGAAGAAAGCCTCGACATCCTGTTTGTCATGAAGAGCTGTTGCACCATACGGTTTCCGGATGAGTTGCTGAACCGCGCGCCGATAGTCATGCACGGCCTGCATGATGATCGCATCCGCGAGATTCCGATATCCGTTCTCACTCATTTGTTCCCCTCCAGATTCACCTTCACTGCATCAATCAGCGCGGCCTGGGTCTTGTCCTTTTGTTTCAGGGCGGCGACGATCTGCTCGTCGATGGTGCCCTTCGTGATGATGTGGTGGATGACCACAGTCTCTGCCCGCTGCCCCTGGCGCCAGAGCCGGGCGTTGGTTTGTTGGTACAACTCCAGGCTCCAGGTCAGCCCGAACCACACCAGAGTGGAGCCGCCTGCCTGCAAATTCAAACCGTGTCCGGCAGATGCGGGGTGGATCAGGCCGACCGGTATTGTGTCGGCATTCCAGTCCGCGATGTCCTTGCTCGTCCGGATCTCCCGTACATGGAACCGCTCCTGGATCCGGGCGAGATCGTGCTTGAACCAATAGGCCACCAGCACCGGCTTGCCATTCGCCGCTTCGATCAGATCCTCAAGCGCGTCCAGTTTTCGGTCGTGGATGTGGATGATGCGCTTTTCGTCGCCGTACACCGCACCGTTCGCCATCTGGCAGAGCTTGCCGGAGAGGGCGGCCGCGTTCACGGCGTCGATCTCCTCGCCTTTCAGGGACAGCACCAGCTCAGTGCGAAGTGTGTCGTAGGCGCTACGCTCCGGGCCGGAGAGCGTCACTGGCACCTCGTTCATCACGCACTCCGGCATCTTCAGGTAATCGGTGCTTTTCATGCTGATCGTGATGTCGGCGATCCGGCGGTAGATTTCGTCCTCCGCGCCGGGCTTAGGCTTGTAGCTGAACACTATCTGCTGGTTCCGTCTGTCGGGAGTGAAGAACTCTTCCCGGTAGTGGGTAACGAACCGGCCAAGGCGCTTGCCCATGTCCAGCAGCCGGAACTCCGCCCACAGGTCCATCAGGCCGTTGCTGGAGGGGGTGCCCGTCAGGCCCACGATCCGCCTGATATAGGGGCGCGCTTTCATCAGGCTCCGGAACCGCTTGGCCTGGTAGGACTTGAAGGACGAGAGTTCGTCGATCACGACCATGTCGTAGTCAAAGGGTAGGCCGCTGTCTTCGACCAACCACTGGACGTTCTCCCGGTTGATGATGTACACGCTGGCCAGCTGCTGGAGCGCCGTTTTGCGCTCGGGTTCCGTGCCCACAGCGACCGAGTAGGTCAGGCCCCGTAGATGGTCCCACTTTACGATCTCTGCGGGCCATGTGTCGCGAGCCACTCGTAGTGGGGCGACGATCAGTACCTTGCGCACCTCGAAGAAATCCAAGCATAGGTCGAAGATAGCGGTCAGAGTAATGATGCTCTTGCCCAGACCCATTTCCAGCAAGATTGCGGCGACCGGGTGTGTTAGGATGAAGTCGGTCGCGTAGGTCTGATACTCATGGGGAACATATTTCATCCAGGACGCCTCCTATCTGCTCCGGTCGGTCGATCACGTACACCCGAAACCCTAGCGCCTCCAGCTGCCCTTTCCGCTTTACCTGCAACGGGCGCAGGGCCTTCCCGGGCGCTTTCACTTCCACGAACGCCAGGCGCCCACCTGGAAGAAGGACGAGGCGATCGGGCACACCTGCCCATCCGGTGGAGATGAACTTTGGCGCAAGACCGCCAATCTGATGGACAACTTGGACCATTTTTTGCTCAATGTGTTTCTCCAGCATGTGCTTCCTCCATTGGAACAAGTGGAACAGTGGAACAACTCCGCCCTTATATTCCTTACGCGCGGGTGTGCTTGTGTTTCTTGTTTCCCCTATCCCATTTTGAATATAAGGAGTTGAGTTGTTCCACTTGTTCCTCTCCTTGTATTACAAGGGTTTTGGGTTGGAACAAGTCCGCCTGTACATGCGCTGCTTCCCGTAGAAGGGCAAACGCGTGAACAGTTTGGTGCGCTCCCAGCCGTTGACCTGCGTCATCAGAGCCGCTATCGCGTAGCTGTCGGCGGGCTTGAGCTCCGAAAGCTGCCGCCCAAAGCACTCGCACCAGATTTCGGCATTGCTGACGGCGTCGCGGCGGATGCTGCCTTTAGCTGATACCGGACTGTCACGCTCCGCGATGAAACTTCGGCGGTTATAGACGTCCATGGCGTCCCAGCCCTCCGGCAGCAGAGTTTCAAGGTACTCCTCCACCATACCCTGGCGCTCGTCGGCCTCCATCGCCTCGCGCTGCGCTTCCTCAGCAGCGGGAATCATATCGCCTTCGAGGTACAGCTTCTCGCCCGCTTCATAGATCGCCTTGGCCTCCGCCCAAATCTGGTCACGCTCTTCCGGCGTGAAGCTCCACTTCTTGACCTGCTCTTCCTGATGAACCTTCACGATCCAGAACCGGCGGTTGCCTGTGACATCGCGCAGATACCCGCGCTCGCCGTTGACAGAGCCAATGATGATACATTGGCGGGGATGGCTCTCCACGGTCTTCCCGTAGCTGGGCCGGTACTTGTCGTCCGCTGTAGATATGAACGCTTTCACTTTCTCAATGTCGGCCTTCTTCATCCCGGCCAACTCACCGATTTCGACGATCCAGAAGCCCTGAAGCTTTTCCGCGCCGGACTTGTCGTCCATGTCAGTGAGCGAGAGCGTTTCCGAGTAATACTCGTCGCCCACGAGATCCTTAAACAGCGTGCTCTTGCCGATCCCCTGCGCGCCGTCGAACACGAGCACGCTGTCGAACTTGGTGCCTGGACGGTAGATGCGCGCGACCGCCGCCGCAAATGTCTTGCGAGTGACGGCGCGGACATAGGGTGTGTCGTCGGCTTGCAGGCAGCGTACGAGCAATGTCTCTATCCTGGGCTTATAATCCCATGACGGCAGACTGTTCAGGTAATCGCGAATTGGGTGGAAGCGTCGGTCGTCGGCCACCTTAGTGAAGCAAACGTCGTGGTTGCGAGTAGAGAATGGCAGGTACCGCATGTCGATGAGCGCCTTCATCTGTGCGGTGTCGGCGTCGCGCCAGTATCGGTTTTCAACCGGGCGCTCCCACGGCACTTCGCCCGTGACCTGTACCCGGTTGGCGAGCTCGTTGTAGCCGAAGTTTGCGAAGTCGGGATCGTGTGTCAGGATCAGCATCAGATTCCGAACGCTGTTTTCCAGCACCTTGCTTTTCGGCTGATACCTGAGAAGCGTGCGCCAATTCGCGTCATTCCCGAAATCCTCCTCCGCTTCCTTTCGCTTTTCCTCAAGGGCAAGCAGCTTCACCTTGTCCAGGCTCATTGCGAGTTCGCACATCTGCCTATAGGACTTTTTCTCATCCTCATCCGGAAATCTGTGGACGCGGACAATATCAAAGGCGTTGCAGAGCTTCAGGTATGCCGGGTCTTTTGCGTGATGGCTGTAGACAAATCTGCCGTTCTCCTTGACCTCGACGCCCGCCATGCTGCTTGACTCGATCAGGTGATACCGCTCGTCGCTGTCAGTGGGTTCGTAGACATCTGACAGAAGCTCGTCTATGGCGAGGTTGATGGGGTAAAAAACACGGTTGAAAAGCCCGATCACGCCCTCCTTGGCCAGCGGGTCTTGAACCTTCTGAAACGTAACGCTGTTTGCCCTGCTCTCCCGCGACGACGTAGGAAGCCTTGTTGGGTCTCTCCAGCCCGGATGCGCGTTCAAAATATCGTCGGGATTGAGCCAGTCCTTTTCGACCTCTATAAAGACAAACTCACCATTGGCGGGCGTACTCGGCCAGTACATGAGCTGATTGGGCAGATAGGAGCACTCGTCGAAATTGTCGATGCCAAGTGTCTCGGCGACATATCTCGATACCGCCACAAACTCCTCTGGCGTCACGTCTCTCGTGAGCGGGAAAACGACGCGTACTCTGGGATTGTCCGGCGCGTGGCTGTGCGTTGAGTACAGGACAGATGTGTATGGCGTGGCGCTCTCGTAGTTTTGTAGGAACGCCGCATCGATTCTGTCCCCGTCCAGCGCGATCATGGAGCGCGACGCCACCGTGTCGATCTTCCGTCTGCCGCCTTCCAGCATCCCTGCCACAAAGCCGCCGTGATCCTTTGCCGCATCTTTCTGTGCTTTGGAAAACTTCGCGTAATCCTCTGCGGACTCAGGTGTTCGGATGGGAACCTTTAAGCGTTCCTTCAGCGCGTCAAAGCTTGTGGTTTTATTCACCCACGTTTTCGCAAGCCGGTTGCTACCGTAGGCAATCGCAAGATTACGCATAGACCCGCCCTCCTCGGAAGCGTGGAGTCTCGCCGTGCTCAAATCGTGCGCAACGAGCAAGTCGGTAAGCATGTTCGGTTTTGTGAGCATTCATCTCACAGAGGTAGCTGGAATCGTCGCCGAAAAGCTCAAATCCACCTTCATGGTTGATGCCGGGATGTGCCGCGAAGTAATCGCCGTCGATGGTTTTAAAGTTGAACTCGTTCGGCCAACCGTGGTGGTCGTCATAAGCCCTGTCCTCGATAAAGGCTGTGATGTCATCCATGCAATCGCCGCTCGGGATCTGTCCGACTACCAGTATGGCGGGCGAGAATTTCCCATTTTGATCAACGTTTCTTGCGCCGATCTCCACGAAGCGATTGATCTTTTCCGCGTCGGCATCGCTCATCGCGCCCTTTACCTCGACAAAAAGGTCGCCACGGTCTCTGCCAGCCACTCCGTGAAGCAGGAAATCAGGCAGATACATCAGCCCGCCCCCGAGGTCGTACCCTTCAGGTTCGTATTCGTATTTCACACCGCACACGTCGAAGAATACCGCCCATCGAGCTTCAAGCCTTGACCGGAACAGATAACCGTGATACTGTGTTTGTATTGCCGTTAGGTTCTTCAATTCGTGACCTCCTCACATGCCTTGGTATAGTAGCGGATCCGCTGGCCCTTGCGCATAGCGCGCGCGATCTCAACGCCCATGCCCCTCGTAATCGCATCTCCGAACACCCAGAGTTCTGCGCATTTTGACAGAAGTACGATGTCCATGAACAGCGCCAGATCGCGCTCAGCCTCGTCATCGTCTTGCATGAACTGGGGGAACAGCAGATGCGGCGCGATGGGGATGTAGCCGCTATCAACCGCGAAGCGGCAGTAGCGCCGGGCGTTCAGGATGTTGACGTCGGTGTCGCCGGAGTAGGGAGAGCACACGTAGACGATCGGTCGGAACCGGGCTTTTCGTAGTTCGGCTTCGATGTTGGAGAAGGCTGCAAAGACGGTCGGATCGGGGTATCCTTCGTGGTTATACTTGCTGATTGTCATGCCGCGTCGCACCCTTCCAGTGTTTGTAGCTGCATCTCGAACAGCAGATGCCGGTGCCGTACAGATCGAAGTGTTCATCGGATGCGAGTTCCGCGAGATCGACCTGCAGTTCGCTACCGCAGTCCGGGCAACGGGTGAACACGTTTTCGTCTGTGATCTCCGTTGTCACCTGAGTTTCCTCGCTGAGTTGTGCCTTGACGTAAAACATAAAAGCCTCCTGCCGCAAGTAGTAGGGCAACGCCCTCTACCTACCTGCTGACAAGAGGAGTTGATTTGTGGACAGCCGCGCTACTCTTTTTTGTAAAATAGGGTTTCAAATCCGTCCGCGCGAAGAATCAGGTCTTTCGCCCAAGGCGGCGTGCGTACCATCTGTTCACACACGGTTTGCAGGGACATCCGCTGGTCGGCTTCGATAATGATTTCGTCATGCACGTGCGCCACGATGTTGCAGCAGCGCAGCGTCTTCATGGCGTAACACAGGATGTCCCGGCTGATGGCCTGCACTATGTTCTCCACAAATTTTGGACCGTAGCTTTCGAGGCGCTCCCACTTCTTCGTGCCACCGATGCCTTCATACGTGACCGATTCGCCCCCAAATCTGTTCTCGCCGATCCGGGGCTTCACGTAAGCAAGCTGTCTGCCCGATGGCAACTGGATAAACAGGAATCCGCTTTCATACACGAAACGGATACCGTGTGTTTCTGTGGTGACTCTTTCGGATACTGTCTCCTTGACAGCTGCGTCAATGTCCCACCAGAGCTTCACAATGTTAGGATTGGCAGCCCGCCATGCGTCCACCAGTAGCTTGAGCTCCTCTTCTTGAAGCCCCATTTCCAGCGCACCCATCGCCTTCAGCGCCCCCACGGAGCCACCATAGCCGAGTGCCAATTCTGCGATCTTCCCCTTCTGGCGGAGATGACCGTTGATCCCGTGCTTCTCCACGGGAACTCTGAACATCTGAGATGCGCTGGCACAATAGATGTCGCCGCCATTTTCAAAAACGTCAAGCCGCCATTGTTCCCCGGCCAGCCAGGCAATCACGCGGGCTTCGATGGCGGCGAAGTCGGAAACGATGAACTTTCCACCCTCATAGGGTACGAACGCCGTGCGAATGAGCTCGGAAAGCACATCGGGAACGGAATCATAGAGCATGTGTAGCGTTTTGTAATCCCCGCCTCGCACAAGCGCTCGGGCTTGCTCCAGATCGACCATGTGGTTCTGGGGCAAATTCTGCAATTGAATTAGCCTGCCGGAAAATCGGCCTGTTCGATTCGCGCCATAGAACATGAACATGCCATGCGCCCGGCCGTCACTGCAGACGCAGTTGCGCATTGCCTGATACTTTTTGACCGATGCCTTCGCCAGCTGCTGCCGCAGGAGCAGCACATCCGCAAGGCCGTCGGGCGCATCCTTGCGCGCCGCCGCAAGCTCCTTTTTGCCGAGGGATTCCATTTCCAGACCGTTCTCAGCCAGCCACGCTTTCATCTGCGCAACGGAATTAGGGTTGTCAAGCGCGGTCACTTCCTGCATCTTAGCGCTGAGTTCTTCGCGGGAGCGCTCGTCCATGCGAATGGCGTTTTCGACAAGCGTCATATCCAGCCTGATGCCCCGGTCGTTGATTTCCTGATCCAGATGATATTCGTCCCAGACGAAATCGGGCACGGGGAAACGGGAGAGCACCTTTTGTATAGACATTTCGGTCTCCACGTCGCGAAGATTGTACGACTTGAACAGCGCCCACTTATCCGGTGCGTCGGCAGCACGGTTGCGCGTACGACCACCGTTCGCCTTCGCCGGCGCGCAGGGCTGGCAGAAATACTTGATGAGGTCCTTGCCGGTTTCCAGCTTCTGTTTTTCCAGCTTCAGCACCGCGCCCACGCCTGTCAGCGAAAGCGGCAAGCCCAGATAAGCTGACCACACCATGGAGCAGCGCCACTGCTGAGGTTCGAGGTATTCACCCGAAGACAGACCGAGATAGCGTGACAGGCAAACGCGTTCAAAACTTGCATTGAAGGCCCACTTGGTTACGGAGGGGTCGGTCAGCGCATGACGTATCTCAACAGGCAGCTGCTCTCCATTAGCCAGATCAACCACCTTCACAGGGCCGCCGTCTATGCTGTAGCCGAAGAGCAGCACCTCAAAATCATCCGCCTCACAATAACGGTAAACGCCCGTCTTGCTGAGGTCTGCACTGCTAAAGGACTCTAGATCGACACTTAAGTTTTTCATCATCGCACCTCAATGGCAATTGGGCGGCAGATTGCTCCGCCGCCCTTTCCTTTCAGTTTATGCCAGGAAATCGTCGTCATCCAGCGTGTCGAACTCGGAAGAAGCGTTGGTACGCCCGCCGAGCGGCTCGCCGTCGCGCACCTTTTGGATGTTGCCCAAGCCGCAGGCCACGCCGCGATTCCCATTGGTGTTGAACGCATAGAAGCTGAGAGAGACGTGAGCGTACACACCAGAGTAGACTTCGCTGCGGTCGAGGATGGGGCGCACATGCTTGTCCACGATCTGCGGTGCGGTCTTGCTGTTGGCGTTGATGAAGAAACACCCCTTGTAGTCATCATCGTCGCGTTCGGTATCGCCATCACGAAGCGGCAGTTTGAGAGCGCCCTTCGGGGGGATCTTCCCGCCAAACTTGCCGACGCCTTCCTTGATGGCGCAGTCGATGGCGTCGTTGATCGCATTGACTGTCTCCGTATCGGTCTTGGGGATAATGATGGAACAACTGTACTTGGGGTCCCCGCCGTTGATGGATTTGGGCTCCCACACGCTGGCGTAAGAAAGGCGGACGAGACCGGTGATCACCTTGGTATTGTTCTGCTTAGCCATGATTAAATATCCTCCTGTATTTCATTGAAATCTGTGTTGGCGCTGGCGATGGGCGGGCGCTTGTCCGACATGGGCACCAACGTGGGTTTGCCTGCGGGTTTATGGACCAGCCCGCCCAGAATGGTTTGGAAGTTCTGCTTGCCCATGAGCTTTTCCATTTCAGTCAGCGGGAGCAGCGTCTTCCGGAAGATGTCGTGATATCCTACGTCATTGGATGCGGTGATCACGGCCTGCTCATCGGTATACTTGCGATTGGAGCGGCCTTCGACCACTTTCCAATTTTTCCACTGCTTGCCGTGGTTGAGGGCGGCGTCCTGTGCGTATTCCATGATCTCGTTGGCCCAACTGGTGAGATCAGAGAGCTTGTCCAGAATCTCTTCGATCTCCGAATCCAAGAGCAGCGGCGGGAGGGCGAACTCATACTGCGCCAGCCGAAGCTTCTCTTCGGCCCGTGCGCGGCACTTGACTGCTGCCCGGCAGAAGGTACACCACGGGCCGGGATGATAGTCACCTTTGCCCTCGTAAGCCAAGGCCGCTTTGGGCTTAAGCTCGTCCTCCGCCCACACCTTGAGCTCAGTCACAGGAATCGTCCATGTGCTGATGTTCTCACGCCGGGGTTGGTAGATGGTCATGGCCACTTCATCGATGTCGTACAGGCTGTCGTAGACATGGAGAGCGCCCAGCGCGTAGAGCATCATCTGCGGGTTGTGATCCGCTTCGACCAGCACGCCCTGCCCGTACTTGAAATCGATGATGTGCAGCGTCTTGTCGGAGATGATGACGCAGTCGCCGGTTCCGAAACCATCGGGAACGTAACAGGAGAAGTCCAGCCGCTGTTCGATGTTGATGATTGGGTCAGCGCAAACTTGCCGGGCTTCGGCGATGGTTTCCAGTACGAACTGCACATACCCATCGGCATAGCTGTCCATCTCATCACAGTCGTACTGGGAGATGGGCTTTCGGGACTGCTGCTTGAGCGCCCTCCGGAGCTTGTGCTCACACAGCGCGTGGGCGGCGGTGCCCTCGGCAGCAGCTTCCGTTTCCCGGTCAGCGAACTCCTGCTCCAGCCGGGCCGACGGGTTACAGTTCATCCAGCGGTGTGAAGACGATGCTGACAAGATCGCATGTTTTGAAGGGGGCATCAGAGCACCTCCGCTTCACGCAACAGGTCGGCATACCTTGCCGGATCGACCTGACTCAGCCTATCCGCGCCGTACTTGCGGATCAGAGCCTGTACCTGGGCGGTGTGACCTTCCACAGACTTTTGAGCCAACACCGGGCGCACGTCTTCAAGAGTCAGCATCTTGGCGGCGGGTACATTTTTTGTGGCAGCACTATCTGTCTGCTGCTCATCTGAACCGCTGAACAGATCCCGTAGCGTTTCAGATACGCGGGAAAGGGCTTCGCCGCACCTGCGCAGTTCGGCAACCGCAGCATCCAGTTCTGCCATCTTGCTCATTGTCATGTCCTCCTTCGCCTCGTTTTTCCAGCCTTGCCAGATTGAGCGCCAGTCGCTTCGAGACAATGCTGATCGCCATCAGGAGACCGGCGACTTCTTCGCAACTGGCTGTTTCGTGTTCACGGTATTCCGCCATCCATCTCACCTCCATCCGGGGGCTTGCTGCCCTCACACTTTCTTGCTGACAGATGGAGGGGAGATGTGGACAGGCGGAGAAAATGTTATTTGGGATCAAGCCGCTGGGCTTCTGCTTTCAAGCGTTCGATGATGCGATTGGCTTTTTTGCCCGCGTACCGGAAATCGGAGATGCCGCACTCATCGGCCAATTTCCGAAGCGTCATGCCGTCCTGAAAGCGGCGCAGGATAAAGGCGCGGTCATCCTCGGACAACGAGGTCAATGCAGCGGCGATGAGGTCGCGAGTGGCGGTTTCTTCCATATCACGTTCAATGTTCGTATCGGCGGGAAGCAGATCGCCAAACTCAGTGCCATCCTCGCCAACGGATTGGTTGAGCGAGACGGTGCGATGAATGTGATCACGAGAGCAGGTTTCGCAGCCTAGGCAACCGTAGTCGTCTCGGGTCCGCCAGCCATCACATTTTGCAGTGTTCTTGTATACGCATTGGCGGCCGCGGAGGCGGCGCTGGTCTTCAGCATCTTTCTCTCGCTTGAGTCGGATGGCGAACTCCGCCATATGTCCAGAAAGCGGGAAGAAATATGCGTACCCGCCATCAGCGTCGATGTAGGTCTGTTTGACAGGCTCATCCACACTGTGCATCAAGGAGAAATACTCCGCGCGGGTAATCAGGGTGTAGCTGTCATCGTCGCCGATACGAATGTAGTGCATCGGCTGATGGTCGTAGGCTTGCTTCGGAAGGTGCGGATAGGACTTGCGATGATTGTTGAATTGGCTCATGTTTGGCTCCTTTTCGTTTTCAGATCGTGTTGTTCTGAAAGCGCGAAGGAGGCAAAAATGAAGCTCCCTCAACGCTTTGCTGCATTTGAGGGAGCCATCCAAGGCATTTTGAGCGCACCTTAACAAGGTCAGCCGCAAAATGAAGGAGGATCCCTCATCGGCTGCACCTGCGCCTTCCCAAGCGTGGTGCGGGTCTTCCAGCATGATCGGGAACTTCAGACCGGGAGCGGCCCGGCAGGATCAAGCTGTACGTGGTAATGTCCGCTTTCTTTGTATCCCGCCGCCTGATGGTCATCTCTGCGTTGAGATATCGTAGAAAGCGTCATCTCTGCTATCCACGAAGAGTTTATCTTGATATATGAGGGCTGTGTTGGACACGCCTCGTCCACATAGCACGAGACCAAAAGCGCAAAAAAGCCCGGTAAAAACTCCACGAGTGAAGTCTCTACCGGGCTTTCAGAATGGAAATGCGAATTTATGGCAAAAAAAGGTGGACGTGCCTCGTCCACCTTCTCGAAAATTTTACTCGATTATTTTACCGCGTTGGGCATCGCTGGTGATCAGCGAAGCGCCATGCTCCGCCAGAAAGTCGTTGACTTTCAGAAAACGTTCCGGGTACTTATGCATCAATGCAAATCTATACCAGATATGGGAATCCTTCTGTAAAACAAGCGGGCAGGGCGAGCTTCTCATAATATGTTCACTAACACCAAAAGGAAGATGCAGGCCAAGACATATCATGACAAGTGACTCTGTGGTTGGCTCACGTACTCCGTTTACAATGCGGCTAATTGTTTGATCGTCTAGCCCGATTCTTCTCTCAAGCTCTGCATTGCTTACGTTACGATATTTCATCATTTTCTGTAGGGCTAATGCGCAGTTGCCCGGCAAGCCTTCCTCCAGTATTTTTGCTTCTTCATGAACAGCAGTGGTAAGAATTTCTTTCTGCTTTTCAGAGCTTACATACTGATTCCCATTGCTGTACTTGATTTCAAATGTAACGGGAGAGTCTTTGTCTTTATTAAGGAAACACTCAGTATGATATCGCTCTTTTTGCCCTGACTTGACTTCCATGTCAAACACGAGGCAACATAATTCCATGTGCCTACGGGCGTATTTCGTAAGGCACAAAGCGCCCTCGCCGTCTATGGTGACATACTTGGGGCTATTGATAACAAAATGCGAGTCAACATACACATAGTTTCCATCCTTCACCGTATCGCAGAAATCTGAGCATGTGAAGTATAGAATAGCCGCATCCTCTGCCGAGACAGAAAACGTCTGGTTACGCTTAATGGAGTCTTTCTTAAAGGCATGCGTCCGGATATAACGTCCATCTATATAGTTAAACGCACCAACAGCCTCGTGAAACCCAGCGTCGACCATACGAATCTTTGCGGCGGTTCTGGAAACGCCATAGAACACGGCCAATGCGTTGATGAGCGGCTCAATGAAATCCAAAATATCGTCAGAGCCAGATTTTGCACGGTATTCGCGCAAGAGTTCGTATACCTTCATCTTGAAAGGCGCAAGCGGCATCTGTATGCGAGGCGCAAGCGCATTTGCATGCCACTCCATCCAATCAATAGAACTTTTGTTGATACCACTAACACCGCCCACAACTTTACAGCATATTTGTGTTGCACTCTCGTTATACAGCCGTTCTAATTCAAATGCTTTTCGATGCTGATCCCAGTGGACGCATTCATGAACGATGGTATTATTGACCTGGCCTAGATTTCGAAGAAAGTAGGCTTTCGGGTCAACTATGATGGTTTTCGCTTGTGCATCGACTGTTTCCATCTTTTCTGCTCTATCATCATATAGTTCTGTAGTACAATCCCGAAAGCAAAGCTGCCCGAACACGGAAAAATCTTCGGTGATGCTTCGTATATCGATGGTAAGCCCCATAGCTTTTGCTAATTCGGCAGGGTCAACCGGCATCGGCTGCTTTAGCGCCTGCGAGTAGTGCCGCTCCAAAAAACCGTTCGCAACCGTCTCCAAATCATCCGAATGGATAAACGGCACAAGCGAATCGTCCAGCGGCTTTGGCATTCTATTTTTGCCACTATACGGCTTTACAGAGGCTATGTAAAGGTCGTTCAGATTCTTATCCAGATCGCCGGAGCATCGAAGCATAAACCACTCGATGCAGCTCTCGTCTGTGTCATAGTGATAATCGGCTTCACGCACATATAGCTCGGCTTCGATAGCAACGTCAAAAGCTATCTTGCCGTCTGGCAGATCGCTAATGTTGGTATACAGGATGGTTGTATCGACAACCTCAATGTTTCCGATGTTCCGAACCTTATGGAGACGTAGATCAAGGGTGCTGGCATTTTTTTCGTCTTCGATATAATCCATAATCGCTTGTGAGAATTCGTCCTCGAAGCGATCACTGACGTATTCCTTGAATGATCGACTCTTGCCCACTCTTCTGCCCCCCTAAATGCAAGACCACTTGTTACAGATACCATCACGAAAGCGCATACAGTATACCATAGGCCTGAAGAGATTTCAACCAATAACTCGAACTAATCTTGTATATGCAGCAATTTTCTCTTGAACTCTGCCGAACAGAATGCTATAATGAAAATATGTGGTAGTACGAAACCGCAGGACAGCCTTAAGTGATGTTAGGAGTGTCGTGGATATGGGAGTAAGCTACAAAAAGCTTTGGAAGATTTTAATTGATAAAGATATGAAAAAAAAGGACTTGCAAGAGACATCGGGCGTCAGCTGGGCATCTATCACCAAAATGTCAAAGGGCGAAACTGTGAGCATGGATGTGCTGATAAAAATCTGCAAATCCTTGCAATGCAACATCGGGGATATCCTGGATTTGGTTGATGACAAAACAGAATAAGTTGCGTAAAGTACGACAGATGACGGAGGATTCAACATATGGCTGCAATCAATGATCTGATCAACCAAATTGATAACCCTGAACTGCGAGAGCGCATTCAGCGGGAAGTAGACCGTATGAACAAGCAGAAAAAATTCGGCCTGGTTTTTGAAGAGCATCTCCCCGAATGCGCCCCGTTGTATGATGTTCCCGTGAACAAGGGAAGCTTGGTTGCGCTTAAAACCGGCAAGATGAGCGACAATTATGTTGTGCTAAGGCTAGCCGATGGTCAGGCGATCTGTTTACCGAAAGCGGGCGGGGAGTCTGCATCGTTTCCTGTGGCGGATCTGGTATCCGTGGCTGAATTCGGTGAGCCGATCTATCCGCACCTCAAGCCCATCGACACCGTGTGCAACGCGCCCGACAGCGACCTGTGGCATGTGCTGATCGAAGCGGACAACTACCATGCCCTACAGTTCCTAGAATACCTCTATGCCGGAAAGGTGGACTGCATCTATATCGATCCGCCGTACAATACCGGTGCAAGAGACTGGAAGTACAACAATGACTATGTAGATGGCAACGACACCTATCGCCACAGCAAATGGCTGTCAATGATGCAAAAACGGCTTAAGATCGCCAAGAAGCTACTGAACCCGAAGGATTCTGTGCTGATCGTGACCATTGATGAAAAAGAGTATCTGCATCTTGGATGCTTGCTGGAGGAATTATTCCCAGATGCAAAAATGCAAATGATATCAAGCATTATTAACCCAAAGGGAACAGCTCGGACTAATGAATTTAGCCGAGTAAACGAATTTATATATTTCGTAATGATCGGCGATTATACTTTGTCCCGAACAGGAAGTGATATGCTAACCCAAGATGTGTCTCAAGACACAAATGTAAGATGGCGTGGCTTTCCTCGAACGGGGCGAAAAGGGTTGCGGCCAGTTAATCCTGGTTCATGGTATCCTGTTTATTTTAACTGCAGCGATGACTCTTTTCATTCTGTTGGAAATGCGGTTTACGAAGGAGCAAATATTCCGGTTGCTCCAGAAGGCACTTATGAAATTTGGCCTCCTGTACGAGATGGTGAAGAGTATAGTTGGGGAATGGTTCCGTCAACCTTTCGCAAGCTTTATGAAATCGGAGCTATTAAATTTGGAAAACCCACGAAAGGTAAGGGGGCTTCTATATCCTACCTTACGAACAATCAACTGAAACAGATTGAAGACGGAACTATTAAAGTAATTGGGCGAGATGCCAATGGTTCTCTGGAAGTTGTTTATGTAGACGATTCAAAAACAACAGCGCCTAAAACCCAGTGGAACATGACGGCTCATGAAGCTGGCGCATATGGAACCAACATAATTGGCTCATTGATACCGGGTAGACGGTTTGCCTTTCCGAAGTCTTTGTATGCAGTGGAAGATGCAATTCGTTTTTTTGTAAAAGAAAAACCGTGTGCATTAATCATCGACTTTTTTGCCGGTTCTGGCACAACCCTTCATGCCGTCAACCTTCTCAATGCCGAGGACGGCGGGCATCGTCGATGCATCATGGTGACAAACAACGAGGTGTCCGACAATGAAGCCAAGTCGCTGACGGCACAGGGCTATCACCCCGGCGATCCCGAATGGGAAAGACTCGGCATTGCTCGTTACGTCACATGGCCTCGCACAGTCTGTTCCATCGTAGGCCATGATGTGAACGGTCAGCCGCTCAAGGGCGAATACATCGGCAGCAAGATTCCCATGGCGGACGGCTTCAAGGCGAACGCTGCCTTCTTCAAGCTGAGCTTCTTGAACAAGACCAGTGTTGCACTGGGTCGTCAGTTCAAGGAGATGCTGCCGACGCTGTGGATGAAAGCCGGTTCGCACGGGGCATGCCCCACGCTGGAAGATAGAGAAACGCCCACCATGCTGGTGTTGCCTGAAAACCGCTTTGCCGTACTGACGGTGGAATCCGCCTTCAGCGATTTTGCGGAACAGGTCAATGCTCTCCCCGAAATCCAAACGGTGTACATTGTCACCGATTATGAAGCCGGATACTGCGCCATGGCGAAAAACCTGAATGCGCCGCACACCTTCCAGCTTTATCGCGATTACTTTGATAATTTTAGAATCAATACAGGGAGGTACTGACAATGAGGGTTGAATTATTTCCATTTCAGAAAAAGGCAGTTACCGACCTGCGCATAAAACTTGCAGAAGCACTGGGCAGCTATCATCGCACTCACATTCCGCAGGTGGTTTCTCTGCAGGCGCCGACCGGCTCCGGCAAAACCATTATCATGGCTGCGCTCGTAGAGGACATATACTTCGGAACCGAGCAGTTTACCGAGCAGCCAGAGGCAATTTTCGTCTGGTTGTCAGATTCTCCTGAGCTTAATGCACAGTCAAAGCAGAAATTCGACCTGAAGGCGGATAAGATTCGCTTTGGGCAGTGTGTCACCATTGAGGACGAGTCCTTCGACATGGAGATGCTGGATGACGGGCATATTTACTTCCTCAACACGCAGAAGCTCGGCAAGGCTGGGAATCTGGGAAAGCACTCCGACACCCGGCAGTACACTATCTGGGAAACGCTAGCTAACACCGTACGGGAAAAGAGCGACCGGCTCTATTTCCTCATCGATGAAGCGCATCGTGGCGCACAAGGACGCGAGGCCGGGAAGGCCACCTCCATCATGCAGCGCTTTCTAAAGGGAAGCCCGGAAGTGAAGCTGCCACCCATGCCCGTGGTTATTGGCATCAGTGCTACGGCGGAGCGCTTCAACAAGCTGGTCGGCGACACCACCTCCACCCTACAGAAGTGCATCGTCTCGGCAAATGATGTGCGCACTTCCGGCTTGCTGAAGGATCGCATCGTCATCACCTACCCGGACGATCCGCAGCGGAACAACGAAATGGCGCTCTTGCAGGCGGCCACGGACGAATGGCGCAAGAAGTGCGAGCATTGGTATCAGTATTCCTATGAACAACACTATGCGCAGGTGAACCCTATCTTCCTGATTCAGGTGCTTGCAGGCAGCGGCAAAGCCGTGTCCGACACGAAACTCGATGATGTCATTGCAAAGGTCGAGGAGCGCCTCGGCACACGCTTCCGCGAACATGAAGTGGTGCACACCTTTGGCTCTACGCCTGCGCTGACCATCAACGGTTTGCAGGTGGAGCGCATCGAGCCTTCTGAGATTTCCGAGGACAAGCGCATCCGTGTGGTGCTGTTCAAGGAGAACCTCTCCACGGGCTGGGATTGCCCTCGTGCCGAAACGATGATGTCCTTCCGTCATGCAGAGGATGCCACCTATATTGCGCAGCTTCTTGGGCGCATGGTGCGCACTCCGCTGCAATGCCATATCCTCGTTGATGATTCGCTGAACGATGTGCGGTTGTACCTACCGTATTTCAACCAGAATACGGTAAAGTCCGTCATTGATGAGCTGCAAAGCACTGAAGGTGGCGATATTCCGACTGTAATCGATGGGGAATCGCTGGAACAGCAGGTGTATGTGTCGTGGACAGTGCATACGCAGCACCACAGGGAAGCGCAACAGGTTCCTGGTCAGATTAGTTTCTCCAACTTGACAACTTGTGCTGTGACGCCTTTTCAGCCCGCCACACAGCTAGGACAAAACAGGCTGTCAGGAGATGCGCCGGTTCACCATACAGAGGAACCGTATGTGCCTAATCCTGTGCATCCGCAGACCGAGCCGACTCTGACAGTTCCCGTCAAGCCCACCTCCGCGCGCACAGAAACATCTCCTGCCGGTGTTCAGACGCGCATGGCGGGTGCAGGCATCGACCGGGAAGCGATTACGAAGTTCATCAACGATCAATCCCTGCTGACATATATGGTGCGCTCAGTAAAGATCAATAACTATATGAAGTCCCTACTGAACCTTGCCAGTCTGCTGACGCGCGAAGCCATCTTCCCGGCTGCGACTGATGAGGTTAAGGCCGATGTTGTGGATATGATCCGCCATTACGCAGAGGAGCTGCGTTATACGGGAAAGTATAAAGAATTAGCCAGTCAGGTGCTGTCCTTCAAGCTATCTGTTCGCGTTTTTGACGTGTTCGGCGAATCTCTGGACAACGGTATGGCGCAGGGCTTCTTGGCTGCCTCCGAGAGCGATCTGGATCGTCAGCTTCGCGCTGCAGATGCCCGGATGAGCGGTTATGGCTTCCCGAATTGCTATGGGCAGCAATATTTCAACGAGGACGATCCCTCCGCCTATAAAATCGACTGCATCCTTTTCGCTGCAGACGATGACTGCATCGCCACAATGAACCGCTACGCGGAGAAGAAATTCCATGGTCTCAATGATAAGTATCGCAAGTATATCGTTGGTAAATCCGAAAAGTGCCGGAAGCAGTACAGCGACATCATCGCGGACGGTGATGTGATCAGTAAGCATAGCTTCACCCTGCCGGAGACAATCAGCGTGAAGAATGAAAAAGACGGTAAAGAATACGATAATCATCTGTTCGCAGATGAAAATGGAGTTGCCATTATCAAACTGAACGGTTGGGAAGATGACCTGATCTCCGAAGAGGAAAAGCGGCCTGACTTCGTGTGCTGGCTGCGGAATCCGCCTCGCGTATCGTGGTCGCTGTGCATTCCGTATGAGATCAACGGCGAAGTGAAGGCCACATATCCCGATTTCCTGATTATTCGAGGCGATCCACAACTGAACTACGTCGTGGACATCCTCGAACCACACAACCCGGAATTCAAGGATAATCTCGGCAAGGCGAAGGGCTTTGCTAAGTATGCCGAAAACGAGCCTTGCATTGGACGCGTGCAGTTGATTCGCACAGGAAAGGATGCCGCAGGAAAAACGCGTTTCAAGCGTCTTGATCTGTCGCATGGGGCTGTTCGTGACAAGGTGCTGAAAGCGCAGAATAACGACGAGCTAGACCATATTTTAGAAACAGATGGTATTTTCTGATTGAATACCGGAATGTCAAATGGAGAGTGAGTGCGCCTTGCAGCAGGTGATCTTTTCCATTATGTTGGACAACATGGAGCTGTTCAAGCAGTTTCAGGACAATCCTTCCTTTTAGAAGTGGCTGTCCGATATGGTGTTCAACATGACGTATCAAGAAAATGCGCGCAAGGGGAACTGACCAGAAACGTCGATGGAATTTGAAAGGGAGTGACACGTGTGGTTAACAACTTTTTTCAGGAGCAGCGCGAACAATCAATGATAAAGGCTAGAATTGTTGCGAAGTACTTTGATGCCTGGGCAAAAGTAATACTTGCCACACAGAAGAAGTATCCTCAGCACGTCCAAAGAATGGCGTATATTGATTTGTTTGCAGGGCCAGGCAGGTATGATGATCAGAGCAAATCCACCCCCTTGTTGGTTTTAGAAACCATCCTCAGCAGCCCTGAACTTTCAGGAAGAATGGTTACGTGGTTTAATGATAAGGATCTAGCAAATATTGAGAGCCTCAAAACTTCAATAAGTCAACTCCCCGGCATAGAAAGGCTCAAGTACCCTCCAGCGTTCTATAATGAAGAGGTTGGAGACGAAATTGCTGAAATGTTTAGTCGAATAAAGCTCGTCCCAGCATTTTTCTTTGTCGATCCGTGGGGGTATAAAGGGCTTTCGCTCAACTTAGTGTCCTCGATTATCAAAGATTGGGGATGTGATTGTGTATTTTTCTTTAACTATAATCGCGTGAACATGGGCGTCAATAATGATGCTATAAGGACTCATATGGTATCTTTGTTTGGTGAAGAGCGTCTAGGCACACTTCAACAAGAGTGCTTCGGCAAAACACCAGACGAACGGGAAATGATTGTTGTGCAGGCGTTATGCGACTCGTTGCGTCAGAATGGGAGCCGATTTGTTTTGCCATTTAGATTTCGTAATGATAGTGGAACTCGAACAAGCCATCATTTAATATTCTTGAGCAAGGACTTCCTAGGATACGATATTATGAAAGGAATTATGCATAAGGAATGTTCTGAAAATAACGAGTGCGTTTCAACATTTGAATACAACCCACGAGATGCTCATTTCAGGCAAGGTTCCATCTTTGATTTATTATCTACGCCGTTAGAAAAATTGATCGGCATGCTTTTGTCGGAGTACGCGGGTAAAACGATCGACTTTATGCGCCTGTACGAAGAGCATAGTGTTGATAGGCCATACATTAAGAAGAATTATAAAGATGTTCTTAGGAAACTATATGATGAAGGGAAAGTTGCGGCGAAAGATCCCACAACAGATAAGCAGCCGAAGAAAGGTACTTTTTCTGATAAAATGCGAATTACGTTTGGAGATATAAAATGAGCGTAACGAAGATTGAATGGACAGAAAGAACATGGAACCCCGTCACTGGTTGCACAAAGATATCGGCGGGATGCGCGCATTGTTACGCTGAGATAATGGCCAATCGGCTTAAGGCAATGGGGGTCGAGAAATATTCAAATGGCTTTTTGCCGACGGTCCACGAAGATGCTCTTGATGAGCCGATTAGTTGGAAAGCTCCACACACGATTTTTGTTTGTTCAATGGCAGACTTGTTCCATGAATCCGTCCCTTTTTCGTTTATCGATAGAGTAATGGATACAATTCAGAAAGCCACACACCATCGTTATCAGATACTTACAAAACGCGCCGGAAGAATGGCTGAGTATTTTGGAAATAATACTGTGCCATCCAATGTCTGGTTAGGCGTTACAGTAGAGGATGTAGAGGCTAAGTCAAGAATTGAAATCCTTAGAAATGTAAAAGCGTCTGTTCGTTTTTTATCTTGCGAACCTCTTTTAGAGGACTTAGGCAGACTTGATTTATCGGATATCAACTGGATCATTGTTGGAGGTGAAAGTGGCGTTCAAGCACGTCCTATGAGCCCGGAATGGGTTATGTCACTACAAGCCCAGGCCAATGATACAAACATACCATTCTTTTTTAAACAATGGGGGACGTGGGGATCTGATGGGATTAAGCGAAGCAAAAAAGCTAACGGTAAGCTCCTTGATGGTAAAATTGTGCAAGCTATGCCGCCATTTAATGTTGTGTAATTTGTTCCGGATAAGACGTCTATTCATCGGTATACACCTTCACGAAATCCCATTCTGGCTTTGAGGCAATGTACTCCGTGTAATACTCCACTTGCTTTTCGTAGCTGGACAACTGCTCTTCGCTGTCCGTGGAAACGCGGGCATAAGCGGCGACGCGGCGCTTTCTAGTGCTGCCAATCGGCATCGCGGTAAAACGGTTCAAGGTCGCAGGAACCATCGTAACCCTTGGTTTAAAAGCTCTGGCTTCACTCATCGGCGTACCTCATTCTGGCCTGCGTGGAGGCTCGTGTTTTCATTTCGGACGTCCAGCTTTCGCTGCGGGACCTGTCCGTCCAAATCCGCTCGACCGTGCTACCATCTTTGAAAACATAAATCAGATGGTTAAAGGCCGGAACCCGGAGCTCCTGAACGCGCTCCTTAAAAACAGCCTCATCGAACTCGGTCAGGCGAGAACGGAGGCTGTCGTGCTTATCAGGATTTCTTCGGGGATTTGCTTGGTGTGGCAGTGCTTCTTTCCAAACACCAGATACGTCCCGCAATTCCAAGCTGTTTCCGTGCGGCTCACCTTGCGGCGGTATCGCTTCCCGCATTTATCGCAGCGGATCATCCCGGTAAACGCGGTGTACTGCGGTGCCTTTCGCTCAATGCCGTTGTGGATGCGGTTGCGCTCCATCTGCTCCTGTACCCGGAGGAACATCTCCGGCGGGATGATGGCCGGATGCGTACCTTCGGAAAAGTATTTGGGTAACTCCCCGTGGTTGATTTTCTCAAGCTTCGTCAGATGATCCACAACGTACTTTTTCTGGAGCAAGGCATTCCCGGCGTACTTCTCATTCTTCAACATATCCAGCACCCGCTTCGGCGACCAAACGCCGCCCCGATAGGACGGAATGTTTCGCTCACGCATGATTTCTGATATTTCTGTCACGCCAACGCCACCCAAGTAAGACTCAAACACCCAGCGGACAACAAGCGCCTCTTCAGGCTCAATCCATACTCGCCCCTTGCGAATGCGGTATCCATAAAGGAATCGCCAGTTTGCCGGTTCGCCAGCTTCAAACTGCTTTCGGATGCGCCACTTGCAGTTTTCAGAAACATTCCGGCTTTCCTCCTGCGCGTATGAAGCGAGGATGGAAAGCATCAACTCTCCACCCTCGCTCATGGAATGAATATTCTGTTCCTCAAAGTAGACATCAATGCCCAGCGCCTTGAGTTCCCGCACCGTTTCGAGCAATGTGACCGTGTTCCGGGCGAAGCGGGAGATGCTCTTGGTAATCACCATGTCGATCTTCCCGGCCCGGCAATCGGCAACCATCCGCTGAAAATCAGCCCTGTTTTCCTTCGTGCCGGTAATCGCTTCATCTACATACACCCCGGCATATTCCCATTTGGGATTCTGCTGAATGTATCCGCTGTAATGGCTCACCTGTGTGGACAGCGAATGCAGCATGGCCTCCTTACCGGACGAAACGCGGGCATAGGCACAAACCCGCATGCGCACCCAAGCGGGCGGTTTGCTTTGCATAACCCTTTGGATTTTTCTCATCACGCAGTTCACCTCCTCGTAGTGTCGCATATTACCTCTGGTGCCCATGAATAGCAAGATAAATCAACGCGAGAAATGGGTAGAAAAAAGACCACAGGGAGGCTCTCCCCTGCGGTACAAGGGGAAGCTCCGCTGTGGTCTTTGGCCCTATGCGACGCAGAAAATCGGGCGGTACTTCTCCCGCAGATAGCCGTCGATCTTCTCGAAATCATCTGCGGACAGTATCCCTTCGTTGAGCATCTGCTGAGAAATGGCCATCATGGCCTGATAGCGCATTTCCCGTTCAAACTGATCGGAGGTCAAGCACAATCCCTCCCATCAAAGAACCTTGGAATACTGCCCGGAAACCCAGCCCACCTGCGCGCCGACCACGATGGCATTCCAGCCGTTCGGGGCGGTGGCGATGTACTCGAAGGTCGTTCCCGGAGCGACGGAGGTGACGCGGGTGTAATTCGCGCCATTGCCTACCCGGACATTGACCTTGCCGCCGTCCGAGACAATGACGATCCGGCGCGCATTCGTTTCCGGCACTGGATCAGGGGTCGGCTTTTCCGATTCGACCGGCTCGTCCTTCTTTCCTTCGTCATCGTCGGCCACAGCGGCCATCAGGGCGGCGTGGGTTTTGTCACCGTATTTGCCGTCAACCTCCAAGCCCTCGCTCGTCTGAAACACCTTGACCGCCGCTTCGGTTTCCTCGCCGTATTCGCCGTCCGCGCCGTGTTTCGGCAGGGCATATCCAAGCTGGAGAAGAAGCTCCTGCAGCGCCTTGACATCCGCGCCAACCATACCGCGTTTGAGCAGTCGGCTCCCCAGCGTCACCTCCGTGGTGGTGGGCGGAGTAACCTCCGTGCCGCCTTCATATTTGATAAAGGGCAGCTTGTACCAGTGCGTCCATCCGCGACCCGCGACCTTGGTCTTAATGCAGCCATAGGCGAAGCCCTTCCACTCAATGGCGTAGCCGTTGCCGATGTAATAGCCCACATGCCCATCCTTGTGGAGCGCGAGGCCGACGATCTCCAGCAGGGTGCCGATCACACCCCAATCCATGCCCTTGGATTTGGCATAGGAAAACATGGAGTTGGCTCCCTTATCGGGGCAACCGTTCGCGCCGGATTTGTTGGTAAAGGTCTTATCGGTACCGACGCTTTCCAAAACATCGACGCCGCCGCCCGTCCACGCATAGCCCTTCGCGCCGCCGATGCAGTCGGCGCAGACCTTTTTTGCGGCAATGTCCTGCCTGTACCGGCTGGTGCGAGACGAGCCGTAATGGGGCGGGTAT